CTTCAAGCTCTTCAAGGCTCTTTTTCGAGGCCTCTATAGCTTCCTTAGCAACTTCAAGCTGTGAGGTAAGTTCAGAAATTTCCGCGTCTTTGCCAGCACAGGCTGCCTCAAACTCGGAGATTTGAGCCTGAACCTTCTCTTCGTCCAGTTCTTTGAGTCTGGCCTCAAGTGTTTCCACTTGCGCCTTCAAAGCTTGGACTTGCTCATTGTTATCTGACATTGAGCTTTCTCCTTTACTACTAGTAACTAGTGCGTTTACAGTTGGGTATGACGTAGCCACACCCCTAAAAATCTCATTATCTTCTTGCTTGAAAATAATAGATTCAGGGTTCCCAGGATTCTGGACCAACCCCTTTCCACTAAAAGTTAAGTTCCTCATAAGTCTGCCAACTCTACTACCTTCATATTCACCGGCTCCGCCATAAGAGCGAAGATGCTTGCTTAGAAAAGCGGTGTCCTCATTTCTGGAGACAATAGTTTGCTCTCCCTCGACACTCATTAACGCATAGTCAAAATTTGAAAACAGAGCCTCCATTGACACAAACCATTTGCCTTCTAAAATTTCTTGCAAAAGAGCCTTGGTAGCCAAGCTCAGCTTTTCATCTCTACTAGATACGTGTTTATAAACAACAGCACTAGTCAAAATGTGAAATTTATCTGGCAATGCATCAACTTCTGACTCTTCTGTAACTAGCTCGTAATTTTCATCAACTACAGCGTTTCCAGTTATATGGCCAATAATATTGTTGGGGTCATGACCTTTATTAAAAGGTTTGTCCTCAGCAGTATTTCTCGCAGACCATGTTTCGTATTTATCAAAAACGTCGTCATTTCTATTCCATCCGGTGGTAGCAAGTATTGAATATATATACTCTAAATCAAACTGCTCCTTGCTTCCAGATATTGACTCATAGAATGACTCTGCGTCTTTAATTTTTGTTTTTTCTACAACAGCGGCGGAGATGACATTAGTATCTACAACTATAGGGCAATATGCAGCTACAGACCTATTCTCTTTGGCTTGTATAGCCCCTGAGATTCCAGCCTCGGCTTCTGCTTTATATACCGGTATTTCTCTGTACATATTATGTTCTATCTCTCGTTAGTAAGAAGCTTACAACTTTATACACCATTTTTAACAATAGCTTGAAATTAGAGGCATAAGGCATAAGAGGCTGCCTGTATGGTTCTGGTTTCCTCTATTGACGGCTGCCTTTTTACGTTCCTAATGTGCTGGGACATTAGAGAATTATAACATTTGATGATGTCGTTAGGAACGCTGGGATTTTCTGAAACAATCTTAGCCACAGATTTATCGTTTATAGGCGAGTTTTTGGGAAGGGAACATAAAACCTTAAACTTGATGTTTTCAAATGAAGCGGCCTGTTCTGCAGAAAGGCTTCTAAGGTTCTTTTTGCCGTAGTGCTTAAGTATTCCTGGAGACAATATAGCGGACAGGTCAGACTGATGGCTGCGAGCTAGAGACATATTATTAAGAAAGTCTCCCACGCCATCGGCCATGTCCGCAGATGTTCTGGGCTTAAACGAACGGTCTCTGACTATCGAGGGGTCATCCTTTGAATTTTTAGGCCTTCCTTCTCCAGGAACCCCCTTGTTGTCTGTGTTGTCTCCGGGCCGGTTGATATTTTGCGGAGAACTTTCTTCCGGTGGGCTTTCAACATCAATGCCAACGTCTTCTGGCCCTATTAGCCCTTTACTTAATCCAATCTTAACAAGCTCATGTAGTTTGTCTTTAGAGTAAGGACCAAGCCTCTCGACTCTCCTCCCAGAATTTCTTTCTTTTTGCTCTCGTCTCTTTCTGCTATTTTCTAGCTCTGGCAGAGCGCCGAACATTTCTATCACTAATTCTTCGCTGACTAAATTTCTGTCTAACAATTGTATCAACAGGGCTTTTTCTGCCGCCTCGTCTTTTAAAATCATGTGGTCGAACTGAATTGAAGGAGCCTTTGTCCATCCCATAGCTTTAGCCAGAAGGTCCAATTCCTGCTGCCAAAATTTAGCAACTTGCTGTCTGCCATATTCGAGCCTTTGCACAAGCGTTTGTAGGGATATAAAATTATTGGTCGCGCCAGAAGACCGAGAGGAACCAGTTAGTGTCGGGGGAACGCCTAGACCGCTAAAAATATTATCAAGTATCGGCTCATATTTAGTCGAGCCAAGAAAATTATGCACAGAGGTAGTAACCTCCTCAAAGCTTAATTCTGGGCCCCATATTAAATCAAAGGCGCCTCCGCCAGGATTGCTTAGGAGTATGTCTGCTAATTTCTGTATCGCAACGTCAGTAGGCAATATGCCTTTGTCAAGGTCGCCAAGCCTCCACACCCTGATTTGAGATATTGCGCCATCGAGGGCGGCTAGGTCTGCAAGCTTCATTTTCTCAAGAACGGTAAGGTCGTCTAGAATTGATTCCAGCATAGGAGAGGCCCAAGAGTCCCAATCGTCTTTTTTATAGCTGAATGAAGCAATCTTAGAGTTATCAAGAGGCAAAACCTTAACCCCTTTTGTGACAGCGTCCACCAGTTCTTTGGGTAGTTTGTCAACTAGAGATTTTTCCATTTCATTTTGTGGAGAGGTTATTTTCATCCTTAACCTTCCGGTAATCTTTAGTCCAAACGCTTGGCTTCCAGCAAACTGCGCAAGTTCTCCGCCAGCAATTTCTATCGTAAGAGGATTTAAAAAAGAATACCCGCAAGGTATAACTCTTTTTCTGGGCTTAAGGGGCTCTTCCGGTGTATGCGTTGGCTCTAATATTGTGTCGGCCATTGCAAGTCGCCTTTCTTCGGCAATAGATATTTTACACATCTGTCTCTGCGACACAACGGTTCCTAGTCTGTAAAGATAATTTAAAAACCTTTCTGTTACCTTGGGACCATCAACCTTGTGTGTAAACCATTTTTGTACGAATCTTTGTATTCTTTTATTTTCGTGAACTACCCTTACGCCCTGACATCCAAAATCGGACATCAAGTCTATAACGTTTCTAACAATGCCAACTTTCTTATATGCTTTATCGCAGGCCCCCATGATTGCTTTGGACTTTGACGGCCTTGATTCAGAGTCTCTGTATGCGTCATAATCCCCTCTAGAAAATTCATTTCTTATGGATATGTCTGTACTAATGTCCGCATATCTGTCGCGGCCTCCACCATATGCTACAGCCTGATATAAATCCAAAGCTTTTGCGTTTTGCATGGCATTTGCGGCCTCTTCGGGATTATTCGGGTCAAAGGTCACAAACGCAACGCCATTGTTGCTTTCGGGAATTTTGTTTGTTTTTATGGGGTCTTTTCTTTGGGCCATTTTTATGCTTTCATTAGTATTGATATTTGATTGTTAATACTATTGTAGTTATACACCATTATTTTCTTCTGACTCCAATGCCATAAATTCCTGACATTTTTTTGACTAAATGTTCTGGGCCTGTATACAATTGACCCTTCTTAGCGGCTTTTTCTTGCTGGGCATAGCCACCAACAAAGCTATGTTCTGTGCCAGTAAGCTGATTGTGTAGTGTGTGCGCGACCTCATTCGCCATGAGGATGGACGAATATCTATCTTTTCTAAGCCTGCCCTTTTTACCACCCGCCCCCACAGTTTGTGGGGTGTCCCACTTATCTCTGCCGCTAGACGTTTGTGTGTGTTCTATTGTCGCCAATTCGTCTTTGAGAGATTCTATTTCCATAACGCAATCTTCAAGCGTGTCATAATGCCGATTAGAAATTTTATCCTGGATTATTGCTTCTGAAAGCAGGATGGTATCAAATTTAGGGAACAGTAAAGAGTTTGTTTCAAAGTCTTTTCTTAGGTTATGGTTTGCTTTAAAGGTAAACTCAGATTTTGCAAACTGTATCATGTGCAAGATGTGCAAACCAGCTTCGCCGTCTGTAGGCTTGTTTGGCGATTCCCAGTAAAAAGGGTCTTTGTCGTCATGCTTGATGTACGGCCATAAAGGATGCTCCCCTTCTTTTAACAGGTTTTTGTCATGAAGCGCTTCCATTATAGCGATTCCTCCACCTTGAGCGTCTATCGCTATATTGTTGGTTGGAAAAACCTTTGATAGGTCGAGTATTTTTCTCGCACAATAATTATAAAAGCTCTCCAGGTTTGAGTCTCTTTTTGTTTTTATTCTTTCCCGCATTACCTGCCGGTTGCAAGTCCACACATAAACTATTCTTCTGTGCTCTTCATTTTGTTCTAATATTACTATGGAAAAATTATCTGTCTCTGATGCTGGGTCAATTCCGTAAATATATTTTTTATTGGGGTTTCCGGATAGCATAGCGTCAAACTGAATTTCATTTCCTGACGGTAAAGCGATAGCCTCATTGGTTACACATCTTTCTATAAGGCTTCTCTTAAAGAATCCTTCAGAGTCTTTTGCAAAGCAAGCCTCGTACTCCATATCGTATCTTGAGGCATGCAGCATGGCCTTTGCTTGGGCTAATTGAGACTGGTCCAGGAATCCTTCTGGCAATAAGCCTTCTGGAATTCGCATAACCGAATAGTGCTTCCAGTCAAACCCATCGGGTATTTGTCCCTTAAAAACTTTTTCTTCTAAATATTTTGTTTCCCCTCTGCTGCGAACTATTTCTCGTTGTCTTATAAAATATTCGTAAAAATGATTAAAAGCATAAT